AAACTCCGGGCAAAAGCCGGATTACGACTACTCAATGAAGCAGGGGTTGACTTCACTTCGCTTGTGCTTGATACACTCATTAAGCTGGGCGTAGTTACCGATTCCGGCACCGTGCGCACCATTCAGGCAGAAGGCAGCGAGAGTAATATTGACATTGCCCTGGAGCCGAAAGGCAGTGGGGTAGTAAAAAGCACAAAGTGGGCAGGCACAGGAGAAAGAATATTAACAGCAGATGCCGACGGCAAAAGCAAATCCGATACAGAAATAGTAATTGCCCCGATTGATGTTACCGTTGATGATAGCAGCGGAAGAAACCTTGTTGACGATGAATGGACATCTAACTATTTTCCCCGCGATGGCATACCCGGCCAGTTTGGGAGTAATGGCGAATGGAATTACCAATGCACAAGTAACGGCTGGTGGACACGCCTGCCCATTGCCCGTAAGGTTGTGAAATTCTACATTGACGATATAGACGTAATAGCATCACTGACCAACACCGCCAATTGGGATTCTAACAACCGATACACCGAAACAGATACCACCGTGCTCACAAAATTGGCAGCTTCGGGCCCTGTGTATTACTCTGATGATTATATATTTTTCAACACGCCAAACTCATTATACAAAGCCAAAAGAATATCAGCATGATAAATATATTACAATCAGAAAGCGGGAAAATATTACAACCAGAAAGCGGGAAAATATTAGATTTTCAGGATCAGGCCCGCGAAAGTGGCGGTATTCATTACGTAACGAATTGGAAAGACCCTCGCTTCGATTATGACTTCACACAGGCCACTGCAGCTTACCAGCCTAAGCTGATTCAAAATGCAATCAATGACTACCCGGCGGTTGAGTTCAACGGTTCGTCTTATAGATTAATAGGTAGCGGAATGTGGCTGAACATAAGGCTTCAAGACAGGGTGATGATGTTTGTGGCGAAAAAAGGGGGCGCTACTGGTATTAATAGGTTTATGTTTTCTAAGTCAATTGCAGCCGCAGGACGATGGTATATACAAGCTATACACTTACTATCTTGATCGTATTAACTCCAGACTGGGTGTTCGGTATAACGGCGCTAATGATGAATTTTCAGTTATCCCGGCGTCACAAAATAACTGGGATTTCAACTCAACTTTCCGAACAATAATAGGTGCCTATAACAATAAACCAGATACTGGAGAACAATCTTTTTTTGACGGCCAGATAGCTGAAATTCTTTTCCTGAATAATATACAAACAATGGAATACCATGAACAAAAATTAATGACCAAATAGACAGCATGAACGCTGCATGGATTGCTCAATACAGAATTGACTATCCCAAAGACAAAATTACACAGCGCTATGCCGATGTAGTTTCCATCATGGGCTACTACTACGTAATTAAGGATAAGGTAACCGAGCAACACATTACCGATTATGTGGAAATTGTTGATGAGCTACCAAGCGACTGGCACGAACCCGATAAGAACTACCAGGTAATGATGACCATAGAACAGGCCCTGGCGCTGGCAGAAGATGCCCCGGAAATGGCCGTGTACCGGAAACAGAACGGCATAAAATTACACAAAGACGAAACACACCGCTATTTCTATGTCAATTATTTCGAACCAGGCCACCGCGAATTTCTCGAACAATATGCAACAATAACCGAAAACACCGAAACCGAATGATCAAACAGGAAATAATCGACATAATCAAACAGGAAATAATCGACATACTCGGGCAAATAGCGCTATGGGCAACCGCCGGGGGCCTTACGTTGAAAACCGTGTGGGATTATTTCACCACAAAGAAAGAGCGCCAATTAGCGCAAAAAAGAGACACCTTTTCAGTTTTCGATCAGAAGATTGAAGCCATGGAAAAAATCATTAAATCCTATAATGATCTTAACGAAAATCTGGAAGGTAAAATAACACGCTACGAAGAAAAGGAAGCCCGCTACGAAGAAAAGGAAGCCCGGAACGAAGAGAAGAGAGAAAAAGAACAACGCCGTATAGGGGCACTGGAAGAAACACTCAGGAAACAGGCTTTCGATCATCAAAAAAAACTCGAAGAAATAGACAACTACTGGAAGGAACGAATAACAAACATGGAAAATGA